CCATACCATATATCTTATAGTATTCAGGGTTAATATCTTTTAATCTTTCAATCTCTTCTATCAATTGCTTTTCCAAATAGGGATTGTCACGAAAAGTGCTGATATATAAGTTCGCTTCAGGGTGTAATTGTATTTCTGTAAAGATATAATGATTAGTTCCGAATGATGGGTTGTATGCAATAATAGATTTCTTTCTTGTCCTTATGAATAACTGAAACCAATCTTCTCTACTTAATTCATTTGCTTCGTCAACAAAAAGAAAATCTCTACTACTACCTTTACGTTTTTCCGAACTATCAATACTCATAAACTCTACCATGCTTCCATTATCAAACTGATATATGTGTTCTGTTGCTGACCAGCTTTCTTCATTCCATATGTTCAGTTCTTTGAGAATGTTTATCCAATCTCTCATAATAGAGACACGCATTGATGGAAATGATTTTCTGACTACTGAAAAGATTTGATTAGGTTCTGATAGGGCTTTAACTAATATCCACTGCAACGTCGCATATGATTTACCGCTTCTCGTTCCACCTTGCAGTATACAAATCCGCCTACTGCTCTCAATATCTCTATAAGTCTTTGATGTGTTGATTTGCAGTTCCATCCTGTATGTTTACTGATATTTGTTGTATCTTCTGATTTATCTCACCACTTATTTCCATTTGTGCTTTCTTTGGCACAATATACTCTAACAGTTTCATATAAAGCTTTGCTGCTTCAACCGGGTCTTGCTTTCTTATCTTCTCAATATCTTCTCTTAATGCATCTAAACCCTGATTTGCCAATCGTGCTACTGCGAGTTTAGCCTGTTCGGTGCTTCTATTCAATGCACCATGCGGTCTACCTTTACTTAATTGATTTCCTTTTTGAAATGGCATTGCCTGTTTGTTTATGTTATTTTAACACACAGGCTTGCTTCTGTATTAAAGGGATACATATGTTGCCCACCAACATAATAATCCAATGGTGAGGAGATATGCGATTAATAGAGTGAGTATTTCTTTATTGTTTGATAGGAACTTTTTCATATCTGTATATTGCTATTATATTATCTTCTTCATCTGAAATAAAAATTAAGCCAACCCATTCATCACCATCTATTTCAATTTGCTTATCCTTAATCCAACTCCAGTCAAAGTTAATAGTAAACATTTTAGTAGGGCATGTCTTTTGTGCTTGGTGTTTGTTTATCGGCATGAGGTATTCTACCTGGTAATGGATTTCCTTCTTCATCTACGTGCTTTGGTTTAGGTCTTGGTTCTTTTTTACTGATACACCATTGCCATATTCCTAATTGATGCATCTCTTCTATTACTTTATCATAGAATGCTTTTCTTTCTTCCTTTGTATCACAGGTGTCCAATTCGGCTTGTAATGCTCTATATCTCCTTCTTTGTTCGGTAACTCCCATTGGATATAGTGTGTTCTTTTCTTCTATTGGTGCGTTTCTTCTATTGCGATAGTATTCCCCTCTACATCCTTTACATACTCCGCTTCTATTACATGCAAAGTGTTGGTATTCTTCTGCACATATTATGCATTCTTTTATTGTAAACCTATTACTCATTAAATGGATTTTTTATTATTGTTTTCAAATGCGCTCTGACTTTCTTTAAGTGTGTAAATACTGTGCTCTTTGATATTCCTATTTTATCTGCTACTTCTTGTAAGGTATCATCGCCAGTCCAATATATTTCATATATCATTGCTGAACTGAATCCTTTTGTTCTTTTTAGTCTTTGTATTTCATTCATCACTTCTTCATATGCTCTCATTATACCTTCATCTAAATCTATATTATATTCTTCATCATGTGTTTCCGAATAGATATTTGGAACGTATTGCATCTTATTTCCTCTTTTGCTTCTGTTAATCCATCTGCTTCGGATAAATGCCATACAATACATTAGATTATATGATTCAGCGTAATATAATTTAGGATTACATTTTTCCGCAAGATATAAATAAAGGTCTTGCACTAATTCCTGGCTTTCTAATTTGGATTTACAAATGTTATAACTAACTTGTAAAAGCCAGATGTGTGATTTGTTATAAAGGATTTCTAATCTTTTATTACACTCACTCATTATCCTTCTACTTTGTTTACAAAATCTCTTAAACCATCTACTGCTCTTCTCCAATGTCCGGCTGCTGAACCGCATGAACATGGTTGTGGTTCTCTGGTGTTTGTAACTTTAAGATAGTTAGACCATACCCAACCCATCTTATCATTTGGAATATGTGTGCTAATGGATTCTAATATTGTTTTAAGTTCATTAAATTCCATTTGCGTATAAGGTGCATATGGATTCATTGTAGTTGTTTCCATATTACTTTACAGCTTTAAGTTTAGGTAATTTAATAGGTGCACCTTGTGCTTCTTTAACTGTCTGTGGATTACCAATCTTAATAGGTTTGTCCAATGCAAGAAACTCTTTAATGTTTTCAAATTGGGGATGCATCGGTGAGAATGAAAATCCGATTGATGCAAGTATTGTAATTAAATCTTCAATAGATTTCATTTTGCTGAAGTCTACTAAATAAACTGCATCTTTGTCAATTTGTTGTTCTGGTGTTTGTAATGTAAATGTGCTCATTTGTTTGGTTTTATATTATTGAAATTGTTTCTGAATAATCTGGGCATGTCCATTGGTTCATTGTAACACGTCTACGGTCACAACCACAATTAGAATATCCCATCCATCTTGCTACTTTGTATGCTACTGACTTTCCGTGACCTAATGTAACTAAACCTATTAGGTGTTCAAGTATGCTTCCTAATCTAATGAAGCAACCTACTTTGTATAATATCTTTTTCATAATTATCTCCAATAAAAAGGGTGATTTGGTGATGCTGCACCATAGAGAACTCCTGCAGCTTTTCCGTAGTGCATGTTCATCAATTGGTCAACTAATTCTAAATTACTGAATGCATTGTTGGTTTTGTCGTGGTCTATGTGATGACATTGTAAATCTGCATCAATTAGTTTTTCACTCCAACATTCATAGACAAAACGATGAGCTAAATACATTTTTGATTCTCCGTATTGTCTAATTCCAAATTGCTGATAACCTCTACCATGTGGACACTTTTGTATTTCTTTTATCTTACCATGCTTAAAAGAATAAATATTACCATCAATGTCAGAACCATAGTGAGAATACCTTGGGTGCCTTTTAATCTCTATATTCATATTACTGATTTTTGAAATGTTTCTTAATAAGGTTAGTTACAAATCTACTCATTACAAAACCGTGGTGTTCACAATACACTTTAAGTTCTGCATGTAGTTCTTTTGGTAATTGCACAAATGCGTATTTAGCTCTATACTTAGCCATCGCATCTTTGTGTCTTTCTTCAAATGTTTTGTTTGATTTTTTCATATAATCTCTGTTTATATACTAATATATATTAAATATTTCAAAATGCCAAATAATATTTAATATATTTTTTCTAGTGCTGTCTTGCTGTCTTTCGTCTTTCATTTGGGAAGTGTTTTCTGGAGAGACCCCCCTGTCCCCCCATTAGATAATTTAATGTTGAAACAGGTTAATCCACTTTCCCAAGTCCTTCATTCGGTGTAGTGTATCTATCGTTTACCCCCTGACCTTTCGGTAATTATAAATATATAAAACTTTTTCCAAAACGCAAAAATAATAAAACTTTTTTTTTATTGTATGTTAAATAGATGGAGCTTAAATAATGCCGATACAATAATAATCTTATACTTTAATCGGTGCTCCTATATAATCTCTATATAGTGCCCCTGTAGTGCCATTCGGGGGCACATTTTTTTTTTGCAATTCTGGAAATTTTTCGTATATTGTGTTAAATAAAAAAAGTATTATATGAAATTTTGGGAAAGTTCAGTAGATTTTGAAACAGCAAGAAAAGTATTAGTAATACCTAACATTACTAACTCAAAGAATTTAGAAAAGGATTCCTTTGTAGATGTTATCTATAATCACATCAAGGAGCTCAGGAATGAAGGAAACTTCTTTTGGTATATCATTGTGCCAGAACCAATAGTAAAGTTAAACCTTGATAATGTAAAGCAATTACAAGCGGATATTTCAGGTGATATGATTAAGATGAGAACCTCAATGCCTATTGATGTTGTTCGTTATTTAGAAAACATTGAGTATGATGTAATCTATTCACACCTACCGGATTGGTCAGCAGTTGCCAGATATACAGATAAACCTGTAATTGGATATGCTCATTGGTGGGAAATGAAAACATGCAATTCAGAAGATAGAAAGAACCATGCTCGTAATCTTATTCACGAAGTTATTGGTGCTCTTCGTATGAAAGTTTGTTTTCTAAATACTCAAGAACAAAAGGATAGAGTAATAGAAGAAGCAAGAGAATGGTTAAGTGAAGATAAAGTAAATGAATTAGAATCTAAATTAGTTGTATGGAATTTAGGTGTCAATGAAGATAACATTATTAAAGATGTTACTGAACAAAAAGAAAATATAATCGTATTCAATCATAGAGCTGCCGCATATAAAGGTTATCCGCAGTTTATTCAATTGATGAAAGAATATAGAGAAACTCGTCAGGATTTCAAAGTATGGGTGCCACAATTAGAAGAAACGCCTACTGAAAGTTGGATTGATAATACCAAATTACCAAAAGAAGAATACTATAAACAATTACAAAAGTGTAGAGTTGGTATTCAAATGCGCCAAACTAATTATGGTTGGAGTGTAGCCGCTACTGATTGTATGATGAATGGTGTTCCAATGATATATCAGGATTCTAAATGTTATCACGAGATTGAACCTAATGGTATGTTCTTTACCTATAAAAAACAATTGTTTAGTTTATTAGATTATTTACTAAATGATGATAAATGGTATAAAGTAAAAGTTGTAGCATCAATTAATAGATGCTATGAATTACAAAGAAACAATAAGGAAATGATAAAAAAGTTATCAAATTCCCTACTTTTTGAGTAAAAACCCTTATTTTTCATAACTCGTTGATTTTCAATGACTTAGCTAAGTCGTTGATTTTCAACACGTTATAAAGGAACTGACAAATATGGTAAACCTGTAATATATAACTGGTTGATACTCAATAAACAATTTTTGGGAAACTGACAAATTAACAGATAAAACCCTTTGTTAGTTCGGGAAATTGTTGTATCTTTGGGTATATCCTTTCCGATAATGGTTAGGGGTATGTGTATATATTATTTATTAAAACCTGCCGATGGTATATGGTTAATCGGATTAATTATGGATAAGATTGTAGAATTAGTTTCCTATTTGAAACTTATGAGAAGTGAAATTCACCAACTTAAAAAACAAATGTATGATGATTACCATAATGGTAAGTATGATGAAAGTAAAAGAGAGTATTGGACTTTATGGAATGAACTTACAGGTAAACAGGATTTTATTAAAGATATTAAAAAGTATATAACCTATTTGGAAAACAAAGAGAAATACTCTGTAATACAAACAATAGATAATAAATAAATAAAACAAAAGTTATGAAAGTTCAAAGTGAAAAACAAATGGTTCAAAGTTTAATGGTCTTTCTTAAAAGAGAAATCCGTGATTGTGATAACTCTTTATATGAGTATGAACAACAACGTGACGAACAAGAAGGATTAATCCGTTTTGGTACGTGGACGGGAAGTGATGAAGTGAAAGCAGATATTGAAGATTACATTTATGATATAGAATGTAGTATCAATAATCTTAAATTTAGAAAGAAATGGTTATATACACAATTAACCGAATTAGGTGTATCATCAATTAAAAACAAATAAGTTATGGAAAATGTATTTCAAATCGTAAAACAAATGGATAAACACATTGAGATATTACAAAATAGTCTTGATTATTCATTATCACTACCAAAAGATGAAGTGAAAGAAAAGTATGGAAGTGTCAAAACATACGAACAATGCACTAATA